GCATGGAAAATATCCGATGCTGCTTTGTTTTCACCGGAAATAATCTTTGCCCATGGATTTGTTTGATCCATTGGTGGCTCTTCGGCAGCTTCTTTTGTTACACCACCAGACTCAGCATCTGATGCGGCGACTTCTGGTATTGTCGGTGTAGTCGCAGAAGATGTTACAGCTTGTTTCAATGTCTCAATTGCATGAACCGCATTTTCGGGATTCTCAATCCATGATGGTTCTACATTGTTCAACCACGAAATTGTTCGTGACAGAATTCGATCCAATTCAAAATCATTATTCACAACAGGAAATGCTTTTGTCTTGAATCCAGATGCAAAGAAGTTGTTCATTGCATCAATCGCGACTTTGATGTTGTCAAAATATGTTTTGTTGATAACAATCTGCATTGTGATATCACTCCTTTCATGAATAAGAATCGATGTATTTGATTCGGGTATACATCTTACCCAGTTGATCATATGTGATACCGATTACAACTGTTGGGACATTCTCATGATATGTCAAACGCTCTGATCCAGAGATTCTGACAACCAGTGCAGGAACACCTTCTTCTGTTATATCGTTAAACACATCGACCGTCAATCCGACATAACCAATCACATTCAACTGTTCTTCCAGTTTACTTCTGATTGTATTCGGGATTGTTTTGTCATCGGAATACTCATGCAAATATTGATCAATATCGATCCCCAGTTCGGGGATCGAAGGAAATTGTCCAGGTTTCATTTTCAACAACATCAGAATGGAATTGACACACATTTGAAATGTTGAAATTACCTTGGGTTTATTCATTTCATCCGTATCGAATAAAACATCGTATCCGAGGGTCTGCAAAACCCTCGGATACTTATAATCAATCTCTGCAAGATAAATGCCGTTCGGATCAAGCATGTCTATCTCACCCCGAATTACTTGCCGTAGTTTTTCAGAATGTGCAATGCTTCACGACGAACATCACCACGAAGCGGGATCGCCATCTTGCAACCGTCCGCTTGCTCGATGATAATGTTTTCGTTCTGCATACCCATGATTTCTTGTGGAGAAATCTGGAATGATTCGCAGATTGCACGCATATCTTCAGACTGTTCAGAGCAGTACTTTCCGAGTTCCTTCAAGAAGATGACATAACCATCTTCTGATGTTGGTGTTACAAGTGCACCTTCTTGATGGATGATTGGGGAAATATCTCCATCAGCACCAGCATGCGACGGGTAATCGACCATATCATATGTAATGATTTTGGTCACACGCATGTTTGGTGCATTAATCGGTGCATTCGGAATCATCGTTCCAAGCAGGCGAACAGAGAATGACGGGACCATTCCGAGATCAATGATTTCCTCCGCAACCTGTTGACCACAAGCACAACCCGGGTCGGTCGTAATGATTGCCTTGTACTTATCACCTTCACGACGATTGTGACGAATCATATGAGAGCAACGTGTTGGTTCCGGAATCGTCATACGGATATCCGTCAAACGAGTACCCACGATATCGGGATTTGGATGATTCAACTCACCGCGCCAATCATTCTTCCGTTTCAATTCAGAAATACGCTCGTCAGAATCTGCAACCGAGCAATAGTTGACTGGATCATATCGACGATGCATACGGTTATAACAACCGAATGTTTGAACTGTAGAGTCGAACTCAACATATGCATGTCCATTCACAGAACGAAACTGTTTGAATCCACGTGGATTTGTTTTGTAACTCTCCAAACCACATTCGACAGGAGCTTCCTGAACAAAACATGCGGTCTCATACTTGTTCGTTTGTGTACTCTTCAGTGGCATAAAATCTACCTCCTTCTTTATATAGTATTAATCAGTCAAATTCAACAGCTTGTCGATGATATCATTGACTCGTTGCATAATATATGCTGCAACGAAACAAATGTATGCTTTGACAATTGTATCATTTGGCTCTTTGTACACGCGACACATTGGGAGTATCACGGGTTTACCGGGAATCGCCCGATCAATTGCTGTAGGGAATTTGGTAATACGAGAAATGTATTTTGAAGAATTGATATCGGTCAACTTATTGCCTTCCTTTGTAATGAATACAAATAGAATCAGGTCAATAATATTCGATATATCCTTCTTCGAAACTTTCTGTGCAAAGTTATACAATTGCTCCGGCTGTTTGATTGCTTTCAAGTTTGCAATCGCTTTATATGTCGGATTCATCTTATGATACAAATTGTCACCATTGTTGATCAGACGCATCAGATTCGTTCGAATCTTTGTGAGCTCCAATGTCTCAATGGTTGTTGTATCGTCCGTATCTTCCGACACGGAATTACCTTCATCTTTATCGGCATAATATCGGCTTGCAAGTGTTCTCATATTCTGACGGAATGTGTTTCGCACGCGGTTCAACATATCCGCAAGAATTTGAGGAGTCAAACCGAGACCGATCTTGGTACGATAGAATGCATAACATGTTTCAATGGATTCACCGATCCATGTTACCATATTTTCATCCTTTACGATATTCCAAGATCGATCAAGATGTAGATAGGTATATTCCATAATCGACGGGATAGGAGGTGACGGGAATGCCATTCTGAATGACATATCATAAGATGTCAATCCATACTGTTGTCGAGCAGAGTCACGTAATCGATTCCGCCCATCTTTCATATCAACAGTGGGTGAATTCTCATCTTGATGTGTAATGGCATCTGAATAAATCAATGCCATTACATGGATTATATTTGTTGGATATGCAACAATGGAATTCCAATCGGAAGAATTAACATGTTTCTGGAGAATATCTTTAATGAGTTTCTGCATATCGGCTTTTGTGAAACCGAATAATTCCAAAACATCATCAACATATTTTCTCGGGAATACAACCTTCGTGGTTGGAAATTGTTTTGCCAACATTTCCGCATTGAGATCAATGAACTCATTACCCAAATCCAGATACTTTTTCAATCCGGATTTTGTTTTCAACACTTCGATCACTGGGTCCAGCAGTTTCTCTTGAATCTCAATTCGTCCTGCATCATTGAATGCTTCCTGCACCATGTGGAATGCTTCGTCTTCTGTTAAGATCGGTTGTTCCATGAAAAACATACCGGACCACCCTTTCTATATCAGTGACGATTTCTCCTCTTTCGGTTGTTGTTACGCGGCTTCTCCGTTTCTTCCTCAACAGGAGCTTCCTCAACAGTTTCAGCCTCTTCAACTGGAACTTCTTCGACAACGTCCACAGTTACGTCCTCAACTGTCTCGACAACTGCAGGTGCTTCTTCGACGACTTCTTCAACAGGAGTCTCCTCGACAACAGTTTCCTCAACAGGAGTTTCCGCAACGATTTCCGGAAGAACTTCTCCGACCGTCTCAGCAACCTTTTCTTCAGTCACAACAACCGGTGTTGCCACCTCGACAATTGGTTCTGGTGTTTTCTCGACAACGGGAGTAGCTGCTTTCTTTTCAGCTTCCTTTTTCTTCTGATCGAAATACATTGGAGTCAGAAGTTCACCGGTAGCGGCAAGGTATACTTTGCAATTACGGAAATTAAACAGACGACGGATTTCCGTCTCACCAAGTTCGATATTCCGTTGCGGAAGCAGACCGATACCATTGATGAAACCACGACCATTCACGTTAACTCGCATGGTTTAATACCATCCTTTCTCAAATAGATTCTCGATTGATATCTTTCATGTTCGCATGAAATCTCTCAATACTATAGTATGATTCTGAAATCAGATCTGTTTTGATACCCATTGCAGACAAATACAAATCTGTCTGTAGAAGTGTTGGTTTGTCATATACACCAGTCTTGATGTTTTCCAAACGAACAGATCCAGTACGAGAAATCTCTTCGAGCATATTATCATATTCGATAACATTATCTCCACGAGCTCCCGATATTTCAGAAAGAATCACGTCGGCACCCGCACCTGCAAGCAACTCATTTTCAACACCGGTTGTTGTACCAGCTTTTGAATCACCTTTCACAGCACCAGTGTTTTCATCACGGTCCGTATCCGTAATGGTCAGTCCCGTCTTTT